CCAAAGCGATAATCTGTAACGGGGATGCGTTTGATGGGTCTACCATAAGCCGCCACGATGTAACTGACCAACCACAAACTTCTGTCATCCAAGAACTCAAAGCTACGCAAGGTGCGTTGGGTGAGATCGAGGAAGTGGCCAAGGCAGCCAGGCACAATGTAAAGCTCCTCTTCACATGGGGCAATCATGACATTCGGTTTGGCAACCGACTGGCCCAGCACGCGCCACAATTCAAAGAGGTCAAAGGCTTTAAGCTCACAGACCACATCCCAGACTGGGACTTCTGCTGGGCAGTGTGGCCCACTGAGCAGTGCATCATCAAACACCGATACAAGGGGGGAATTCATGCCACCCACAACAACACTGTCAACGCTGGTGTCAGCATAATAACCGGTCATTTGCATTCATTAAAAGTCACGCCATTCAGTGACTATAACGGGTGTAGATACGGAGTAGATACTGGAACACTTGCTGAGACTGATGGCCCACAATTTACTTATGCTGAGATAAATCCTAACAACCACAGATCAGGCTTTGCGATTTTGAACTTCTTTAATGGAACACTTTTATGGCCAGAGCTGGTCCATAAATTTGACGAAGACATGGTCCAGTTTAGGGGTGAGGTCATCGATGTAGGTGCATTTTGAGCGCCTGGCTGATCATTCTGACTGGCGCGATCTATGCCTACATTGCTGCTGAACAGCTCTACAGAGGCAATCCATCTATGGCAGTGGTCTATGCAGGCTACGCATTTTCAAATGTGGGGCTGTACTTGATGGCCAAGTAAGCCCCATCAGGAATCAAACTTCTGTGGTTTCTTCTTCTTCAGTGTCTTCAAATTCTTCTTCATCAAGGTCAATTGCTTCATATTCAACTGCCCAGCCGTGTTCTTCTTGAAAAGCAATGAAATCTTTGATGATCTCAATTTTGTCGAAATCCCACGTTTCAATCGTAATTTTCTCACTTTCGTGAAAACCTAATTCCATTTCAAATTTCATGACATTCCCCAGTTAAAGCAGCCGATTGCTGCAAAATTATCGTAGTCCGATTTTGTGTCAATGAAAAGTCTTATCCATTGGGGGCTGTTTAGGGCAAAATCAAGCCATGGCCAATGTCAAGCAACAATTAGAGTCCCCATCTATACCGAGTCTGGGTTTCCCGCCAGAGGCGTATGAGCGCAGGCACTTAAATGAGAACTATGGCGCTTTAAACAATTACTTCAGAAAACTGACCACAGTGCTGGGGTCTTTGTTTGGACCAAAGGGCGGTAAGTTTATGAATAACCCCCATGGGGCTTTTCAAGACTCAACCGACCAAGTGGCTGCCAACACCACCACGGCCTATGCGGTCACATTCAACACGACAGACTTTTCCAATGGCGTGACAATAGCCAGCAACTCTCGGATCACTGTGGCCGATGCCGGAATCTGGAACTTGCAGTTTTCCATTCAGTTTACAAATACGACAAATTCGTCTCAAGATGTCGATGTTTGGTTTCGGGTCAATGGTACAAATGTGGCTAACTCAAACAGCAGATTTGGATTTGCACCAAGAAAAGGTGCTGGAGATCCTTATCACACCATTGCAGCCATAAACTACTTTGTGAGCTTGAATGCAACTGATTATGTTGAGATCATGTGGAGGCCAACTGATGTCGGTGTCACTATTGAGCAATATGCCGCTAGTGCAAGCCCAACACGCCCAGCAGTACCATCAGCCATTGTCACAATGAGCTTTGTGTCCAACTTACCAACAATATAGCCATGTACTTACCACTCAAATTACCCCCAGGCATTTACAGAAACGGCACTGAGTACCAGGCAGCAGGCCGGTGGTATGACGCAAACCTTGTGCGCTGGTACGAGAACACTCTGCGGCCCATGGGTGGCTGGAGAAAACGAGCTTCTGGCCAGATGTCTGGTCTGTGCCGAGGCTTCATCACTTGGCGCGATAACAGTGCCAACCGATGGATTGCTGCTGGAACGCACACAAAGCTCTATGCCATGAATGAGGCTGGGACACTCAAAGAAATCACGCCCACTGGCTTTACAGCTGGCATTGCGGATTCATTGTCAAAGACCGGCTATGGCTACAGCACCTATGGCACTCTGGCCTATGGCACGGCACGGCCAGACACTGGCTTGATCACCCCAGCCACCACATGGTCCATGGACACATGGGGCGAGTATTTGATTGCTTGCTCCAATGCCGATGGCAAAATATATGAGTGGCAATTGGGCTTCACAACGCCCACATTGGCAGCAGCAATTACCAATGCCCCAACGAGTAACAAGGCTATTTTGGTGACTGCCGAGCGAATTCTGTTTGCCCTTGGCGCTGGTGGAAACCCACGCAAAGTGCAGTGGTGCGACCAAGAGAACAATACCCTTTGGACACCAGCTGGCGACAATCAGGCAGGCGACTATGAGCTGGCCACGCCTGGCACACTTTTGGCCGGTAAGCGCGTTAAGGGTGTCAATCTACTGTTTACAGATGTGGATGTGCATACAGCGCAATATGTTGGCGCGCCATTTGTCTATGGCTTTGAGAAGGCTGGCTCTGGCTGCGGTCTCATTTCAGCCCAGTCTGTGGCTGCCATTGACACTGCTGCCATTTGGATGAGCAAGTCTGGCTTTTGGATTTATGACGGATATGTCAAGCCACTGCCAAGCGATGTGTCGGACTATGTCTTTGGCAATATCAACTTTAACCAGGCATCCAAAGTCTATGCGGTCCATAACAGTAAATTTGGTGAAATCTGGTGGTATTACCCAAGCAGTGCAAGTAATGAAAATGACAGCTATGTCACTTTCAATTACAGAGAAAACCACTGGAACATAGGCACATTGGCCAGAACTGCTGGCACTGATGCTGGCGTGTTTGCCAACCCCTTGGCAGTTTCAACTGACGGGTTTATCTATGAGCATGAAGTCGGTTTTGCTTATGACAGCGCCAGTCTCTATGCCGAGTCTGGGCCAGTGCAATTGGGCAATGGCGACAACATCATGTCTGTCAGGCAAGTTGTCCCAGACGAGCAGACTCTGGGTGAGGCGGTGGTTTCATTCAAAACCCGCAATTACCCGACTGGCACACAATCCACATTTGGACCATACACGGCAGCCAACCCGACCGATGTCCGGTTTGCAGCGCGCCAAGTCAACATGAAGGTGACTGGCAACACTTTGGCCGACTGGCGAATTGGGGTGATGCGGCTTGATGCAGTCCCAAGTGGCAAGCGATGAGTGACCAAGAACATTTGGACAGGCTACGCCACCATGTGGAGGCTGCCTTAGAATACAGTGGAGGCACACATAATTTTGACGATGTCGCTGAGATGGTCGAGGGTCACAGATTACAGCTGTGGCCGGCCAAGGACTCGGTGGTATTGACAGAGATCATTGTCTATCCCAGGCTAAAGAATTTGCACTATTTTCTGGCTGGTGGCGACCTAGATGAACTCTCACGGATGAGACCATTGATCGAATCCTGGGGCAAGTCTGTCGGCTGCACCAGAGTGACCTTGGCAGGCCGAAGAGGCTGGTCAAAGACATTTTTGAAAGACGAAGGTTACAGTTCACAATGGTCTGTAATGGCAAAGGAACTTTAGGGGATAAATATGGCGCGTGTTGACGAACTCTTTAATTACTTACAAACCCCTGGTCTGACGGACCAGCAGATTGCAGCTGAGATTGGCCGTTTGGGTGTTACAGCTCAAGAGGTGTCGCAGCTGACTGGTGTACCAGTGGCAGATGTGCAGTCTAGATTGACTGCTGTCGCACCAGTGGCAGCCCCTACGCAGCAATTGTTCAATTACTTGCAAACCCCTAATTTAACTGACCAGCAGATTGCAGCTGAAATTGGCCGTTTGGGTGTCACACCCCAAGAGGTGTCACAACTGACTGGTGTGCCAGTGGCAGATATTCAGTCCAGATTGACTGCCGCTGCACCCGTGGTGATTCCACCCGCGGTGGTAACTCCACCCGCGGTGGTCAGACCCCCAGTGGTAACTCCACCACCCGTGGTAACTCCACCCGCTGTGGTCAGGCCACCCGTGGTGACTCCACCACCCGTCAACAATATGCCAGCATTTACGACCTTTCTGCAAACACCAGGCTTGACTGACAGGCAGATTGCAGCTGAGATGA